TACGCATTGGTGGCCAACCGCCAGCGTTTCAACATCTATGCCGGTAACTACTAATGAAGACGCCGATTCTTGGCTCTACTTAGGTAGCGCGTTCTGTCAATGCGGCAGACGCTCGGATGGTCAATCTGTTTCCAGAGATCGTCCCAGAGGCCGGTAAAGAGCCTGCATTTCTAAACCGCGCCCCTGGCCTCAAACTTCTCAACACCATTGGCAACGGCCCTGTCCGTGGCCTGTGGGCGTTCTCGTCTAGTGACAGCACAGCCTTTGTTGTTTCTGGCACACAGCTCTACAAGATCACCACCGCGTATGTTGCTACGCTACTTGGCACGGTGGCCGGTACTGGGCCAGTCAGCATGGCTGACAACGGCACGCAGTTGTTCATTGCGGCCAACGGCCCCAGCTACATCTACAACAACACGACAAACGCTTTTGGCCAGATCACCGATCCGGACTTCCCAGGCGCTGTGACTGTCTGCTATCTGGACGGTTATTTTGTGTTCAACCAGCCCAACAGCCAGTTGCTGTGGGTGACACAGCTGCTAGACGGCACGTCCATTGACCCACTCGACTTTGCCAGCACCGAAGGCTCACCAGACGGCCTGATCGCCGTGGCGTCCAACTTCCGCGAGGTGTGGGCGTTTGGCACTAACTCGATTGAGGTCTGGTACGACTCTGGCGCAACGGATTACCCTTTGCAACGCATTCAGGGCGCTTTTAACGAGTTGGGCTGTGCTGCCCCCTACTCTGTTGCCAAGATGGACAACGGCCTGTTCTGGCTTGGCCGTGACCGCCGTGGCCAAGGTATTGTCTACCGCGCCAACGGCTACACCGGCATTCGCATCTCAACCCACGCTGTTGAGTGGCAGATTCAACAGTACGCTGATCTGTCGGACGCCATCGCCTACACTTATCAGCAAGACGGCCACAGCTTCTATGTACTGGTTTTCCCTAGTGCTAACACCACTTGGGTCTATGATGCGGCCACACAAGCCTGGCATGAGCGTGCAGGGTTTTCTGACGGTAACTTTACACGCCACCGCAGTAATTGTCAGATGGCGTTTAACAACAAGATTGTTGTGGGCGACTTTGAAAACGGCAACATCTACGCGTTTGATCTGGACGACTTTAGCGACAACGGCAGCATCCAGAAATGGTTGCGCTCATGGCGTGCGCTGCCGACTGGCCAAAACAACCTTAAGCGCACGGCCCAGCACACACTGCAACTTGACTGCGAATCTGGCGTTGGCCTGAATCTTGGTCAGGGCAGTGACCCTCAAGTCATGCTCCGTTTTTCCGATGACGGCGGCCATACGTGGTCTAACGAACATTGGAAGTCCATGGGCAAGATCGGCGAGTACTACAAGCGCGTGATGTGGCGTAGGCTTGGCATGACAACTAAGTTGCGTGACCGTGTTTATGAAGTGTCTGGCACTGACCCTGTGAAGATTGCAATCATGGGCGCAGAACTTATTCTGAGTCCAACGAATGCCTAGCCCTAACGCTACGCCAACGCCGATCACGCCGCCACGGGTGCCGCTGATTGACCCTCGCACGGGTCTGATTGACCGCGCTTGGTATTTGTTCTTTCTGTCGTTGAATGATATTGCCACGGGCGTTATTGACGATTCTGGTTTGACGTTTAGCGCTGAGTCTTTGATTTCGTCTTACGATCAGGCTTTGATGTCGGTCAACCAAGAGTTGCAGACCCTGCCGCCAACAGTTGACCTGAGTGCTGAGTTGATCAAACAGATTCAAGAAGCCAATCTTGTTGACTGTTGCTCGGCCTTGGTGTCCCAAACGGCTGAGATGCAAAAGCAGATTGAGGCTTTGCAAGTGCAACCGATTGTTGATGCTGGCGCAATAAGCGCAAGCATTGCCGCGCTGTCTAGCGCGCCTGTTACCAAGACCGCTGACTTTACCGTTGCCGCTAATGAGACTTGGATTATCAATAACAAGTCAGGCTCGACGTGTACGGTGACCTTGCCCTCAGCGTCTTTGTACGTTGGTAGGTATCTGACTTTTAAGAATTTGCAGGCTCAGACCTTGGTGTCTGCATCTAGCAACGTTGTGTTAATCGACGGCACAGTCGCTGGCACAGCAATCCTCTTGGCAGTTGTAGGAAATTGGGCGACAATGGTGTCTGACGGCACAAATTGGGTCATCATGCAACAAGCCGCTAATAACTGCCTCTTATTGGAGTAAACCATGACAGTCACCGTCAAAGTCCTCGTACCGGCTAAATTTGCCGAAAACGCCCAAACAACCCAGTACACAGCGACTGGCGTTACGGCCATCATTGACAAGTTCACAGCGACTAACATCAGCGCGTCTGCCGCCACGATCAGCGTGAACTTGGTCACATCCGCTGGCTCGGCTGGCAACACCAACTTGATCACCAAGACCAAGACCTTGCAAGCGTCTGAGGTCTATACCTTCCCTGAACTGGTTGGCCAAGTTCTTGGCGTTGGCGACTTTATCAGTACAATTGCAGGCACAGCCAGCGCAATCAATATTCGCGTTTCTGGGCGTGAGGTGACCTAATGAGAATAACCTACGGCAAAGGTTTTAATTTTGCACCAGCCTTGTCCATGTCGGGCAAGGTCTTGGCGTTGCAGAATGAACTCTTAAAAATGCCGCAGGCCAACATTGTGACTGAGCATATTTTTAAACCAGGCGTTTATGAGCGCAAGATTACGATCCCAGCATGGACAATCTTAACCGGCGCAGAACATAAGACGCCATATCACGTTCGCGTGGAAAGCGGTACGATTGCGGTTAATACGGACGATGGCATTAAAGTCTTTACTGGCCCATGTGATTTTCCGGCAAAAGCTGGAATGCAACGCGCAGGCCGAGTGTTTGAAGATGAGGTAGTTTGGGTGGATGTGTACGACAACCCAGACGACTGCATTGATTTGGCGGTGTTAGAAGACCGTTTGTATGTTGTGCCTGACTGTGGCCTTGCTGACAGCCGCACCGACATCCAAAGGGCGCAAATTGATTATGGGGCGTTTCTTTATCAGATTGGCATGACTCAGAATGAAATGGACGCAATTGTCCATACTGAGTCTGATTTGATGGAAATGCCTGATGGCGTGGCTGTGGAATTGCGCGATTCGCCGATCCACGGCAAAGGGTTGTTTGCAACCCGCGATTTTGAGGCGGGGGAAACTGTATGCCCTGGCCGAGTGGATGGTAAAAGAACGCCAGGCGGGCGGTTTATCAACCATTCGTTTAACTGCAATATCAGACCCGAAAAAGTAGGGGATGACATTTATGCAGTCGCTGCGCGTAAAATACTTGCAGGCGATGAATTACTGGTAGATTACAGAGCATCAATGCGAGTCAATTTTGGACTCACGTTACAAGGAGAATTGCCATGTCTGGATGGGTAGCAGGGGCCATAGCGGTCAGTAGTGTAGTTGGCGCAAGTTCAGCTAGAAGCGCGGCTAAAACACAAGCAGGCGCAGCTGATCGTGCTGCTGAACTTCAAAGAGAACAGTACGAGCAAACCCGTGCTGACCAAACGCCTTATCGTGAGGCTGGTTATAACGCATTAGCTGAGATGCAACGCACTGCGGGTAATGTACCTGGCGCGTTTAAATTTGGTGCAGGCGATTATCAAGCTGACCCAGGCTACGCATTCCGATTGTCCGAAGGCCAGAAATCCCTTGATCGTCAAGCCGCCGCCCGTGGTGGCTTGATCTCTGGCGGTGCTTTAAAAGCCGCTACGCGATTTGGCCAAGAAATGGGGTCGCAAGAATACCAAAGCGCTTACAACCGTGCATTGACTGGGTATAACACCGGCGTGGCCAGTGAAAACCAGTTGTACAACCGTCAAGCAGGCTTGGCAGGCATTGGTCAAACTTCAGCTAATTTAGTTGGCCAAGCTGGCCAGAACTATGCAAACGCTGCGGGCAATATGATTACTGGCGGCGCAGCGGCTCAAGCGGCTGGCCAAGTTGGGGCGGCTAACGCTTTGACTGGTGGTTTGGGTACGTATATAAATTACAATCAAGGTAATAATTTGGTTAACGCTTTGCAAAGAAATCAAAATATGCAATTGGTAAATACTGGTGGTTATTCTAACGTGCCATCGTATATGGTTCAACCACCCGGAGGAGGTTAATTATGGCACTTGATCCAAACATTTCTCTTGGCGTTAGGCCACTTGAGGTTCCTAATCAGTTAGCGCAATACGGTCAACTTCAGCAGATTATGGCTGCGCAAGACGCGCAACAAATGAACGCGCTTAAAATGCAAGAGTCGCAAGCGGCGTTGGAAGAGCGTAATGCATTGCGTCGCTTAGACCCTACATCGGCTGATTATGAATCTCAGTTGTTTAAAGTTAATCCTCAATTAGGTATTAGCTTTCGTAAAGAGGCCGCAACTACGGCTGCACAAAAAGCCGCTGAAGCTAAATCTTTAGCCGAAGCAGCGGCAGCTAAACAAAAAATGATGGGCCAAGCATATCGAGATATTAGTGGTCGCCCCTCCGACGCTAATATCACCGCACATTTGGAAGATATTGCAGAATCAACGTTGTACAGCTCTGCTGAAAAAGCAACCATTACAAAACGCGGAATGGATCTTTTAGCAATGCCGTTTGCGGAACGCCAGATGTTTTTAGCGCAACAAGGCGCTAGTGCAAGCGAATTGAAACCTTCAACGCAAACAGTTAACCGTGCTGGTGCTACGGACATTGTGCGGGTGCCTGCGTTTAGTGGTGCGCCCGCCACAGTTGGTTCTTACGCAGACGTGCCTTTGCCTGCCGATGTGCAAGCGCAAAAAATAGCTATTGCACAACAAAGCCGGCCACCAGCACAACCCTCTGCGCCAGTTGCGGTTATTGACCCAGCAACAGGTAAAGCAATATATGTTAGCCGCGAAGACGCGTTGCGTAACAAAATGCAACCAGCGGTTAATGCGCCTGCGTTAAAACCGCTAACAGAAGGACAAACAATTAACTTGCGTACCGATGTTGGTAAAGATTATCAAAACGCAGCGACTGCTTTGTCGCAGATAGATGACCTATTAGTTTCGGCTGACGCAGTAAAAACATCACCAGGATTATCTGCGGCTACAGGATTTACAGGTAAATACTTACCATCATTCCCTGAAGGCGGCGCAGCGCAAGCGGAGACACGTTTAGCTAACTTACGCGGAAAAGTAACTGCCTTGGGTAAAGCAACTGCGGCCATGTCAGGCGCTATTGGATCTATTGCTACGCAAGAATGGAAAGTTTTGGCGGATCAAGTTGCGGTACTAGATGAAGTCAAAGGTACAAAACCTTTACTTGAACAAATTGGTTTATTAGAAGAACAAGCGCGAGGCGCCGCAGCGCGTATTCGAGATAAGTATGAAAAAACGCGGTCTGAAGATTTTGAGCGTTTTCCTCAGTTCCGTGATTTACCAGCATCAAAAGCACTCGGCGGCGCGCCTGCCGCAAATACTGGTGGGTTCAAATATCTCGGAAAAGAAGGTGGATAATGGCTACCAAATACCGTGTTCAAGGTCCAGATGGTACTGTTCATGTCTTTGAAGGGCCAGATGACGCAACGCCAACGCAAATAGAATCCTTTGCTGCACAAACCTTTGGTGCCGCTCCTAAAGCCGCTCCAACTGAAGCGCCCGCACCACGCGGCAAAGCCGGCATGTTTGACATACTGTCTGCGCCGTTTGAGATGGGCATGTCGCTTGCGGCCAAGCCACGCAAAGAGCAAGTGGAATTTATTGCGCCTGCTGTTGAGGCGCTAGGTAGCGCTGGCGGTGCGGTGGTAGGAACCAGCGCAGGACCGCTAGGGACCGTAGTCGGCGCAGGCGCTGGTTACGCTGGCGCTAAAGAGTTGTTGCGTCTGGCCGCTGGCGAAAGCGGTAAAGAAACACTCCCACAATCCGCTACCCGTCAAGCACAGAACGTGCTTGAAGGCGCGACAATGGAAGCCTTTGGCCGTGGTGTTGTAAGCCCTGTTATCACTAAAGGCGCTGAGTACGTAAACAAACTTAAGAACATCAAACTTGACCAATACGTTAAAGCTGTTGGCGACAAGGGTGAAGAGATTGTCAATGCTTTGCGTGGCCGCACACAAATCGTCCCCGGCACATCACCTACTGCCGGCGAAGTCGCTGCGCCTGCTGGTAGCGTAGGGCTGTCAGTATTGCAAGCGCGCGCTCGTCAAGTGCCAGGCGCCGCAGACATTTACGCATCCAAAGAAGCGCAGAACATTGTTGCCCGTCAAGAACAAGAAGTACGCGCGGCGGCTAAATTTGACGCATCTAAGCAACGCATTCAAGCAAAAATTGATCGCGGCCTAGTTAACGTAACGCCCGGCGAAGTTGGTAGCACCTTGATTGACGCGGCCAAGGCTGAACAAAAAGCAGTCAAAACAAACGTAATAAAGCCCGCCTATGACGCGGCGTTTGAAGCCGCTGGCGACGTAAAGATTGACGTTTCAAAAGTTGTCAGTGAAGCAGAACGCATTCTTGATCGTAAGTTGTCAAGTTTTGCTACTGAGACTGCGCCAGACACAGTTCGCAAATTGCGCGGGTTTGTACCGTCTGTGCCTGAAGCAGAAGCAGTAACTGTTGGTAAAGCAGGCTTTAAGACAGCAAAGGCGCCTACAGCCGCGCCAGCAACGCCTGAAGCAACGCTTTTGCAACTTGATGACGTTCGCAAGGCCATCAACGCAGACATCGCGGCGGCCTCGGCTAGCAACGCGCCTATGGCGGCCACAACATTGCGAAACTTAAAGCAGTTACACGCTGCAATTGACGACGCAGTTAACTCAAGCGCTACTTTAAGCGACGAAGCTAAAACGCTGTACAAAGGCGCGCTGGATACTTATCGCACACAATACGCGCCGCGCTTTAAAGAAGGCATCAACGCAAACTTATTCAAGCAAACAAACTTGCAAGAGACTAAGATCAAACCAGAAGATGTCGTCAGCAGATACTTCCAACCCAAAGGTGAAAGTGAAGCCAAAGACTTCTTGCGTTTGTTTGACAAAAACCCAGACGCAATGAAACTTGCCCGCACGGGTATTGAAGACCTATACCGCCGCGAAGTAACAGACGCGGCTGGCCGCGTGACACCTGAGTCGCATGCCGCGTTTATGAAAAAGTACGCGGAGCCACTTAAAATTCTTGACGGCGCCGGAATGAACATCACTGAACGCGTCGGTGTTGTTGCAAAAGACGCGGCTCGTTTGGCAAAGATTGAAGAACTTGCAAAAGCCAGCGGTAATAAATTAGCGCCGCCATTGCCAGCGGGCGCTAACGCGCTTGCAGTTGAGCAACGAATTGGCGAGTTGACCAGACAATTTACGCCTGATCAATTGAGCCACGTAAACGCTGTGCGGCAAGATCTATTGCGTGAAGGTGAGTATCAGCGCTTGGTCAAGGCGGGCGCAGATGCAGGCACTGACATTAAAAGTTTGGCCACAAAAACTGGTAAAGAATCTGGTTTGCCTTTGCCAAACTTCTTATCTGTACCAATTACGGTGTTTAACAATGTCGTTAAGCGCTTGGCGCTACGCATGGACGACAAGATTGCGTTGGAAATTGCGCGTGAGTTGACCAACCCCGCCGTGGCCGCTGATCAAATTGAGGCCGCTATTAAACTGCAAGCGGCTCGTCGTGCGGCAACGCCTGGCGCTGGCGCCGCAGCAGGGGTAGCAGGCACTCGGGCGCTTGGGGCTGAAATGTCACGCCGCGCAGAACCTGAAAATCAAAACGCATTGGCTCGATAATGGAATCACAAGTTTTATTCAACATCGCGGTTAGTCTTGCGGGGTTCTTAGGTGGTTGGGTGCTAAACAACATCTACCGGTCACTGGAGCGCTTGGACACAGACGTGCGGGCCATGCCTTTGAACTACGTCACCCGCGATGATTACCGCGCTGACATGCGTGACGTTAAAGACATGCTTAACAAGATCTTTGACAAACTTGATAGTAAGGTTGACAAATGAATGCGCCCGTTTTTATTTCTACTGCTGTTGCTACTGTCAGGGGCTACGGCCAAAGAGTCATGTCTCGTCTCCGACTTCTATGGTCTAAGCTGGCTCGGAAACCCGAGTGAGCGCCACCAGCGGCTGTCTGAGTGGCTGACCATCAACGGCAGCAGTTGCTCATCTGAGCAGTTAGCGGGGATATGGAATAGCCTGGCTATGTGGGCTGGCGTTGCGGATAGTTCGGAACTAAGGAGCAAAGTTCTGTATTATTACGCCAAAGCAGTTGAGAGGGAACGCAAGTGAAAGTCAGCTATGACAAATGGTATCCCGTAATTCAACCAATGGCCATGGTTCAGCAGGAAGCATTTATAAAGAAGGTGGAAAAGCAAAACGCCGAACATGCTTTGCAAGTGCAGATTGACAATACCGTTAAGAAGTTTCACCAGTATGAGTATGAAATTTACCAGTACCGAATGCGCCAGATAACATTGAACATTCAAATTGTTAACTTAAAACGTGAGATTGACCTACTTGTATGACCAAGAAGCCAGAACGGGACACCAAGGAAAAGCTAACGCTTTATGTGACGCTGATGGTAAGCACAACGTTGTGCATCTCGGTGCTGGCCATGGTCACAGCCTTTATCCTTGGGTTATGGGCCAAGGAAGTGGACAACGCAGAGATATTCAAGATGATTTCACCCGCTTTTTCTACTCTTATCGGCGGCATGATTGGGTTCCTAAGTGGTATCAAACTAATGCAAAACGAGGATAAAAAATGATCGGACTAGACGCAATCCTAAACGTGGGCAGCAAGCTCATCGACAAGCTGATCCCTGACCCAGAAGCCAAGGCTCGGGCGCAGATTGAACTGGCCAAGATGGCGCAAGATGGTGAGTTGACCAAACTGGCCAACGAAACCAAACTGTACGAAGTAGAACAAGAAAACGTCACCAGACGCGCTGAAGCGGATATGGGCAGTGACTCTTGGCTGTCCAAAAATATACGCCCTATGACGCTTATATTCCTTTTGGTGGCCTATTCTGGCTTTGCCATTGCCTCAATCTTTGAATACGAGACGCGCGGCGCCTATGTCGAATTGCTTGGCCAGTGGGGCATGCTCGTGATGTCGTTTTACTTCGGTGGCCGCACCATGGAAAAGATCGCAGACAGGATTAAAAAATGACGCCGCACTTTACACTTGAAGAACTAACCCACACCGATCACCGCACACTAGACAACACACCCAATGAACAAGAACTGGCAAACCTCCAACGCCTTGCAGAATTCCTTGAAGACGTTAAAGAAGCCCTTGGTGGAAAGCCCATCATGGTTAACTCGGCTTTTAGAAGTAAGCAAGTCAATGACGCTGTTGGCTCTAAAGATACTAGCCAGCATCGTACTGGTTGTGCTGTGGACATCAGGGTTCCTGGACTGACGCCAGACCAAGTGGTCAGGGCAATCATTGACTCGGGCCTGCCTTACGACCAACTCATACGTGAGTTCGACCGCTGGACGCACATCAGCATCGCCGACAAGCCCCGCAAACAAGTGCTGATCATTGACAAGTCGGGGACTCGGGCATTTGCTTAGACAAGGTTCGGTAAGCCTCAATGGCTGTTTTAAGGTCACACTGTAGGTGCTGGATTATGTCGTCCTGTTCGCATAACTTGGTGTAAGCCTCGCCTGCAAACTTGGCCAAGTTGTCTTGGTTCCATGTTGCAAAGTCTGGTCTGTTACTCATGTTCTCTCCTCAATTTAAAGGCACTAGCCAATTCAAAATGCTTGCAACAGCAATACAACAAACAAGCCCAAAAATAAAAGCAAAAATCCATTCAAACCAATCTCTCATATGTTCTTCTCCTTGATGTCATAAAACCAATCGTCACCGGCTGACCACTTGCGTGTGCCGTCAACCGTCCACAGTCTTTGCGCTGCTTGGAAGTCAGGAAACTTTGTCTCAGCAGGGATCAGGCTCTGGTCATACCACAAGCATCGGTTGTTTGGCTGGCAAGCAAACTGGCCGTTGTCCAGAGCTATCCAATTGAATGACTTGTGTTCCTCGGCCTGCTCAGTGAAGCCAGTGTCTAGCGTCATTTCATCAGCGCAAAAGTCCACCGTAAACAAGTAGCGCCCGAAGTGCCACTCGCGGTCTTTGCCCAAGAACTTAACGCCCAAGTTGCGCAGGCCAATCTTTTCAATGATCGTAAAGCGGTAGCCCATGCAGTCCCACAACTGAAGCGTGTCAATTGGCAGATTGCCAGCGTCTGCGTGCCAGACATAGGCGTGGATCGGCAACTTGTCGTACAGGGCGCCGTAGGCTGGCAGTAGGCTTTCAATGCGGAATACTTGGCCGCGCAGGGCTTTGAGGCTGACCCAGATCGCAGGCTCCAGTTCGTTGTGGCCCTTGTGATCGTTGTACAAGAACTCGCGCTTGACAAAGCACTTCATGGGCGGCAGTGATGCCACGATATAACTCATTTTTTCTCCTTAGTCATTTGTTTCTTTCTTTGATGGTGCGTCTAATTCACGGCGGTAATACTTGGCCGGCATCTTGGCGTGCTTATCCAACTGCTTGCGCAGCCAGTCAGCACCGCCAAGTTCTTTAAAAATCATCACATGGCGGTCTGACAATCTAATCTGGCGGCCTATTAGGGGTTCAGGTGGTTTGGGGCGTGGCATTATGGTTGTATTGCTTCTTTAAGTAGTTCTAGTCTTTCCCGCGCAACGCGCAGGGTGTTGTAGCGCTGGTGAAGGCGCTGAAGCATGGAGACGCGCTTGGCGCCCTCACGTTCTTCGTGTAGCAGTTTGAGGACTTCTGCCTCTGTCAGACTGCTTAATTTGTTGTTAAGGCTGCGCCAGGTGTCGTTCAACTTTCTTCTCCAGTTCGTATATTTCTTTTTTGCAGTTAGCGTAGGCGCGGGTGCTGGCGTTAAGGTTGCGCTCCCTGATACGCAATTCGGCCTTGGCCGTCTTGAGTTTGGCCTTCCATAAATCTAAGCGTTTCATTTAAGTGCTTCCTGTAATCCGGCCAAGCCATCGACGCGCTTGCCATTGATAAAAATGTGGGGCAAGTCAGGGCTAGACTCCATGTCCATCTCAACATAGTTAATGTTGTTGGCTCGCAAAAGATGTTTGACTTCCGTGCAGTTGGGGCATAGGCGCTTGGTGTAGATCACCACCTCCATGGCTTTCCAATGGTAGGGCTGGCCCTTCATGGTGTTCTCACGCGCTATGCGGTCAAACTCGTCGTCTTCGTCGGTGTGAATCATTTAAGTTCCTCCATTGCAATGTCAGATATAGCGCGCTTGTCGTGAAGCGCCGCCCAGATACGTTCGTCAATCGTTTTGTTGGTCAGCATTACGTAGCACCACACAGCGTGTTTCTGCCCGCTGCGGTGCAGACGACCAAGGGTCTGTTCGTACAACTCCAGACTCCACGGCAATGACAAAAACACCATGTGACAGCCGCCATGCTGGAGGTTGAGGCCGTGGCCTGCTGACTTTGGATGTACAGCGAGCAGTTGTATTTCGCCTTTATTCCATCGCTCGATGGCGTTGGCGTCGTCAAGGGTTTGCAGGCGCCCGAAGCGGCGCTTGAGTTCGGCAAGTTCTTCTTGGTAGTTGTACACAATGATGGTGTTGGCATGCTGGTTCTCGTTGATTAACTCTTCAAGGCGTTCAAACTTATGTAGGCCGTACCAGATCGGGCGCTGGGTGGATTTAAACTTGCCAGGCGACTCGGACGGCGCAGTTGTTGTGTCGTATACAAACCCTGACGCCAGTTGTTGCAACTTGCCCGTGACCACAGCCGCGTTGACTGCCGTGATGCCCTCTAGCACAAAGTCTTTTTTCATGGTGTTGTAGGGCGTCAGATCCATGTCGCACTTGAGTTCAACAGTATGCAAAGGCGGCAACTTGTCTTTATACTCACCTGCCTCCAAGACAAATGTGGCAGGCTTGATCACGTTCATTACCTTTTCAAGCGAGCCGACACGCGGCGCCCATTCACCGAAGTCCTTGTTTATAAGAACAAAATACTGCTGCATAAACGCGCCTTTGCTGCGGCCAAGCAGAGACTGGTCAACGATCTTGCACTGGCCAAAGACGTCCTCAAGACCGTTGCTAGTAAATGAGCCGGTCAAGCCCCAGCGCGTTGTCATGGGGTCAACTACTTTTAGGAACGCTTTGAAGCGTGTGCCTGATGGGTTTTTGAGGCGCGTTAGTTCGTCAAACACCACGCCGTCAAAGTTCAATTTCTGCTCGGCCAGCCACTGCAAGTTGTCGTAGTTGGTCACAACCACTTGAGCGTTGCCTTTAAGGGCGTCTAGGCGCTGCTTAGGTGTGCCAACGCACAGAGCCATGCTCAGGCGGTCGCCCCACTTGGGGCGCTCGACTGGCCACACGTCGGTACAGACGCGCTTGGGCGCCAGCACCAGCCAGCGCTTGACGTGGCCGTCGCGGATCATCTCCCACATGGCCGTCAGCGTGATGGCGGTCTTACCCGCACCCACCGGCGCCAAGATCATGGCGCGGTCGTGCTCGTAGAGAAAGTCAGCGGCTGTCTCTTGATACGGTCGTAACGAAACCATCAACTTGTTCCTTAGTCCATAAACATGCGTAGTTCTGACGCAATAGCGCCATCTCTGTTTGAAATAGTTTTTGCAGTTCACTCAATCTGCCGCCTTTGGTTTTCAATTCAACAAACCATGTCTGGCCATCGGGTAAACACGCAATGCGATCTGCTACACCTTTGCGTCCAGGCGAAGTAAACTTCCAAGTCCTGCCGCCGATGCGTTGCACCGCCCAGTCAAAATAAATTTCAATTTCTTTTTCGCGCATGCCGCAAAGTATACATGTAAAAAAGATTTGCACAACAATTATTTCTGTGCTAATATTCAAGTTCAATAAATTAAAGGAGAGTCAAATGGACATTAGAGTAGAAGCAGATCAACAAGGGTCTAGCGTTACATTAAGCGAATATGAAGGTGGCATTTGGATCAGCGTCCATCGCCATTGTGGTTACGCCAGCACAAACCTTACGCGAGCGCAAACAGAACAGTTGCGTGACGCTCTTATTGCTTTGACGGAGACATCAGATGCAACACAGTAACATTGTCGGTGGCTCAACAGCCAAGCGCGTCATTAACTGCCCCGGCAGTGTGGCGTTGGTGCAGAAGATGCCGCCCAAGCCCTCAAACAAATACGCTGACGAAGGCACACTCTTGCACAACGTCATGGCCGAACTTATCATGGGTGAGGAGCCACCAGACTACTACCTTGGCACACGCTATGAAGATCAAATCCTTACGCCTGAATTGGTGGAAGAAAAAATTTGGCCAGCTTTGCGCGCCCTTGACATTCTTGACCCCGAACAGAAGATGGAAATTGAAGCAGAGACTAGAGTTGGCTTTGGTGATCTGCTTCCTGGCGTGTTTGGTTCCACTGATCTTATTGGCCGGCTTGGTAATCGCGCCGTTGTTCTTGATTGGAAATTTGGTGATGGTGTCATGGTCGAGGTGGAAGAGAACCCACAGTTGATGTTCTACGCCGCCGCCGCTATGCGCACACCCGAGGCGCAGTGGGCTTTTGATGGCGTGACTGAGATTGAGATGGTCATTGTCCAGCCGCCTGAGATTCGCCGTTGGGTCACAACGCCTGAGCGCATTGCAGAGTTTGAATTGCAGTTGGTGCAGGCCGTTAAGCAAGCAGAAAAGCCTGATGCCAAGTTGGCCGTGGGTGACCACTGCCGTTGGTGCGCGGCCAAGCCCATTTGCCCCAAGATGACGGGCGCTGCCGACCGCGCATTGAAGGTGCAGATTGAAGCCCTGCCTGCCGAGCAGATTAGCGTGTTCTTAAAGAACGCAGACATGCTTGAGGACTGGATCAAAGACTTGCGCTCACTGGCCTTGCAGATGCTTGAGTCTGGCGCCAAGTTGCCTGATTACAAACTGGTGGCCAAGCGCGCCATTAGGTCATGGACGGATGACGAGAAGGCCAAAGTCGCCTTGTTCGCATACGGCCTCACAGAATCTGAAGTGATGGAGTCCTCTGTCGTCTCCCCTGCGAAGGCCGAAAAGGCGTTGAAAAAACGCAAGATCGGCCTACCAGAAGACCTAGTGGTCGCCATCTCGTCAGGTAACACTTTGGCAAGCACGGATGACCCGCGCCCCGAAGTGATGCTCTTGGGCAAACAGTTATCTGCTGCCCTTTCTAAACTCCAGTAAGGTAAATTATGAACTTAACTACATTCTCACAAGCAAACCTCCCCGCCGTTTCAACGCTGTCTAGCGCTTTGCGTTCGATCCAATCTGAAGTCGGCCCAGCCGGTATTGTCATTCTCAAGATGGACAAGACTGGCCATTGGGTCTTTGGCGCAGATCAAACCGAAGTTGAAGACGACGCCATTTGGGCGGTCAATCCTTTCTCTTTTGTCCACGGCTTTATTGCTTGGGGCGATGGTGAAGTGTTGGGCGAAAAGATGACCAGCGTTAGCAACCCACTGCCCGAGTTGGATGAAGCGCCACCTTCAGCCAAAAAGGGTTGGGAAACTCAAGTCGGCATGTCTTTGAAATGCATCAGCGGCGAAGACAAGGGCATGGAAGCACGCTTCACCACCACGTCAGTAGGCGGCAAGCGCGCAGTACAAACCTTGGCTGTTGCTTTAGCCGAGCAAGTCGAGAAAGACCAAACCAAGCCAGTGCCAGTCGTGCGTCTGAAGAAAGACCACTACGCCCACAAATCCTACGGCAAAATTTACACGCCAGTGTTTGAAGTTGTCGAGTGGGTGAGCATGGATGGTGAAAAGCCCAAGGCTGATGAGCCCGCGTGGCCAACTGCCGAGCAGGAAGCTGCTAAAGCGCCTGCCCGCCGCCGCCGTTCAGCGTAACTTTTCTGATGGGCGTTATGAGCGCCCATTGGAAAGGAGACACTAAGGTGAAGTTATATTCTGTTCGGCCAATTTTGTACGCGGATACAAAGCCTTTCATTTTAGATTTGCATTACGCCAAACGTATGCCATCTATAAGTTTTGCGTTTGGCTTATTTTTGAATGACGCGCTTGTGGGCGTTGTGACTTATGGAATGCCTGCGTCGCCGTGGCTTTGTAAAGGTATTTGCGGAAACGAAAACCGGCATTTAGTTCTTGAACTAAACAGGTTAGTGCTGACCCACAATATAAAAAACGAGGCGTCTCTTTTGGTAGGGCGTTCTTTGGCGCTATTGCCCACGCCGCGTGTAATTGTTTCATACGCAGACACTGCGCAAGGTCATGTCGGGGTTGTTTACCAGGCATGTAATTTTTTATTTACTGGTACAACAAAACCTCGAACAGATATGGCCGCAAAAGATGGCAAACATAGTAGGCATCATTCTGGCGATAAAACAAACCGCGTTGCCCGTTCTGCAAAACATAGATATGTAACTTTTATAGGATCTAAAAAAGAAACCGCTCCATTACGCGCCGCGTTGCAATACTCAACACTAAACTACCCTAAAAAATGACACTCTGGCTTGACTTTGAGACACGCAGTACTTGCGACCTACGCGCCAAGGGCGTGTACAACTACGCCCAAGACGCCAGCACCGAAGTGCTGTGCATGTCGTATGCGTTTGACGATGAAGACGTGGTGACGTGGGTGCCTGCCCAGCCCTTCCCTGAGAGCGTTCGCAACTATACCGGCCAGATCAGGGCGCACAACGCGGCGTTCGAGCGCTTGATCTTTTGGTACGTCTTACAAATAAATTTTAATTTAGAGCAGTTTTATTGCACTGCAACACAAGCCCGCGCCAACTGCGCGCCTGGCAGTCTGGAGGACGTTGGCCGCTTTGCTGGCGCGTCCATGAAGAAAGACCACAGAGGAGCGCAACTGATCCGTTTGATGTGCGTGCCGCCATTCAAAGACTCGCCTGAACTCATGGCTGAGATGATCCAGTACTGTGAGCAGGACGTCAGGGCCATGCGGGCAATCAGTCAGGCCATGCGCGCCTTGTCAGCCGAAGAGTTAGAAGACTACCACGTCAACGAGCGCATTAATGATCGCGGCGTGTTGGTCGATGTGCCGCTGTGCCAAGCAGCAGTCAAGTTTGCCTCCGATGAATTGATTGAGATCGAGCAGATCGTCAAAGAAGTCACTGGCGGCGTAATCACCAGCGTCAGAAGCCCCCGCATGCGTGAGTGGGTGCTTGAGCGCGTGGGTGACGAAGCAAAGAAGTTGATGGAAAAAGATGGCAAGTATTCCATTGACAAAACAGTCCGAGCAAATTTATTAGCAATGGAGAATCCCGATGAAGTCCCTGCCGACGTCCAAGAAGTTATCCAATGCGCCGACGACCTCTGGGCGTCCTCGGTGGCAAAGTTCAACCGACTTAGCTGTCTGGCGGATGAGGAGGATCAGAGGGTACGAGGAGCGTTCGTATTTGCTGGAGGTTCCGCGACGGGTCGAGCCAGTTCATACGGCGCCCAAGTTCACAACTTCACACGCAAGTGCGCTGATGAACCAGAAGACGTCAGGCAAGCAATGGTCAGAGGACACGCAATCGTCCCTCGGTATGGAAAGCGCGTTACCGATGTACTTAAGGGAATGCTTAGACCAGCGCTCATCCCTGCAACAGGCAAGCACTTTGTCGTCGCTGACTGGGCAGCCATCGAAGCGCGCGTTAACCCGTGGCTGTCTGGCCGTGGGGACAACAAACTTGAGCTTTTCAGAACGGGCGAAGACGTTTACAAAGTCAACGCGGCCGCAACATTTAGTGTTCGCGTGGCAGACGTTACCAAAGACCAGCGCCAGATTGGAAAGGTTCAGGAACTTGCCTGCGGATTTGCTGGTGGTGTGGGGGCTTTTGCTGCTATGGGTCGGGCTTATGGGATTAGTCTTCCTGAACACGTCGCCAAGCGAATGGTTGATGGCTGGCGCAGGGCTAACCCTTGGTCTGTACCTTATTGGTCGGCTTTGGAAGAGTCCTACACGCGAGCAATGAGAAACAAGGGGCGTGAATTTAAGGCTGGCCGTATAACATATTTGTACGACGGCTTGCACCTATGGTATGCCCTACCATCTGGCCGAATTCTGTGCTACCCCTATGCCAAATTAGAACCCGAGGGCGTCAGTTATGCCAAGGCGGCATGGAAGCCAGCGCAAGATGCAAAAGAATGGCCACGCGCCCGCCTTTGGAAAGGCTTGGCATGTGAAAATGTGACTCAGGCCGTGGCCAACGATTTGCTTCGCCACGCCCTGCGCCAACTCGATGACGTTGTGCTACATGTGCATGATGAAATTGTGCTTGAAACGGCAGACCCAGAAGCTGCCGAGAACTTAAAACGTGTGATGTGTACAGCGCCAGAGTGGGCAGATGGCCTACCCTTGAACGCTGAAGTTGAAACTATGAAAAGGTATGGCAAATGAACTTTCTTGAATTTTTAATTTCCTTGGCTCCCGAGGGTGAGACAGCGCTGATCGTGCGTCAGAAACCCATTGGCAAAGAACTGCAATTCCATGCAGATGGCGCGATCAAATGCACTTGGCCGGCCATGTTGCCCGATGCCAAGATCAAGCCCGACTGGGCAATCTACGGCAACACCGCCAGCTTTATCATCGACCGCTTCAAAGATGGCCACGTTTCAGCGTCTGCCGTTAACTGCGAATATGTGCTTGTGATGGTGCTGGATGACGTGGGTACAAAGGCCAAGGTCCCACCGCTTGCGCCAACTTGGAAAATTGAAACCTCTGAGGGTTCATTTCAGTGGGGCTATGCTTTTAATGAACAACCCACTAAAGCCGACTTTGCCGCTGCCATCAAGGCTATCGCCGATGCAGGCTACACCGACGCTGGCGCCATCAATGCCGTGCGTAACTTCCGTTTGCCCGGCTCGATCAACTTGAAACCAGGGCGTGAGAACTTCGCCGCCAAGTTGGTGGAATTCCACCCCGAACGTGACTTCACCCTTGAACAAATCTGCACAGCCCTTGATGTAGTGCCTGCGCCTGCCGACTCTATTGGCGTGCGCCCGATTCGATTGTCAGACGACGGCGCTGATGATGTGATGGCGTGGCTGAGTGGCCAAGGTTTGCTACTGTCCAAACCCAATCAAGAAGGCTGGGCTGGCGTGATCTGTCCCAATTCAGCCAACCACACCGATGGCAACCCCGAGGGCCGTTACATGCCGGCCAACCGCGCCTATTGTTGCCTGCACAGTCACTGCCTTGAACTTGACTCGACCGTGTTTCTCAAGTGGGTGTCCGACAATAGCGGACCCAAGCACGCGCCGGGCCTGCGCGAAGAGTTGTTGACCATGGCCATGGATGCGGCGCTGGCCAAACTAACGCCGTCCGACATGTTCACCGATGATGCGTCTGCCGTGATTGCCGAGGTCGAGCGCAAAGAACTAGGTCGCATCGAAAAGGCGCAATGGTATGAGCGCTTCGCCTACATTCAAGACGATGAGTCCTATTTTGATATGCAAGACCGCCGCGAAGTGTCGCGCCAGACCTTCAACGCCTTGTATCGCCACATCAAGTGCAATTCAATCCACGGCAAAAACCCCAAGGTCGAGGCGTCAGTGTGCTTTGATGAGAACCGCCAAAAGTACGGCGCAAAGGCCCTTGTCGGCATAACGTATGCCGCCGGCGAGTCGGTCATTGTCGCCCGCGATGGTGACCTATTCGGCAACCGCTGGCGCGATGCCAGGCCCGTGGTGGCCGCCGGTGACGTAACCCCATGGATGGACCACTGCAAAACGCTGGTGCCTGATGCGCGCGAGTTGGACCACATCTTGAACGTGATGGCCTTCAAACTGCAACATCCCAAGATCAAAATCAATCACGCCGTATTGCATGGCGGTGACCAAGGGTCCGGCAAAGATACCATGTGGGCGCCGTTCATTTGGGCCGTGTGTGGCCCCCACCTTAAAAACCGTGGCCTCTTGGACAACGACACAATGAGCAGCCAATTTGGTTATGCCCTTGAGTCGGAAATCTTGATTTTGAATGAGTTGAAAGAACCCGACGCCAAAGAACGCCGCGCGCTGGCCAACAAACTGAAGCCCATCATCGCCGCGCCGCCTGAGATGTTGACAGTTAACCGTAAGGGCCTGCACCCCTACCAAATGGCCAACCGCGTTTTCGTGCTGGCGTTTTCAAATGACCCCGTGCCAATTAGTTTAGATTCGCAGGACCGCCGTTGGATGTGCATTTGGTCCCATGCCCCCCGCATGGGCGCCGACGCCGCCGCCAAAATGTGGGCGTGGTACAAGGCCGGAGGGTTCGCGGCCGTGGGGGCGTGGCTGCAAGCCCGCGACGTGTCCGCGTTTAATCCTGGCGCTGCGCCCATGATGACCGAATTCAAATTAAACCTTGTCGAGCATGGCATGAGCATGGCCGAATCGTACCTTGTCGAACTCATGCGCGGGCGCCTAGGCGAGTTTTCGAAGGGCGTGGTGGCGTCTCCCTTCCATGCCCTGTGTGACCGCGTGGCTGGCGCCGCGCCTAGTGGCGTGAAGGTCCCCCAGCCAGCCCTTTTGCATGCCCTGAAGGAGGCCGGCTGGGTCGACCTTGGCCGCGTGGCCTCGGGTGATTTCCAAAGTAAAAAGCACATGTACTGCGCGCCGGACATGGTGGGTGTGAGCAAATCGGACCTTCGCCGCATGGTCGAGGACCTACCGGCCCCCATGGCCGTGCGCTTGGTGAAGTAAAAAAAAAGGCCCCTATTACTAGGGGCCTTGTGAGGTGTGGCAACTGCTAAAGGTCGAGGAGAATAACCAGTAGCCCCGCCAGTATAAGCGCAATTAAGATGACCATTGCATAGCCTCCATGGCCCCGCGATTCATAAGGCGCCGGGCCTCGGGTCCCTCCGCCAGCGCCATTTTGTATTCGTGCTCAGATACCCGGCCCAATTCGTGCCGATAGCCTAGGTCGACGTAATAGTGCTCGGTGTAGGTTAAGGGCGCCCATGGTGCGATTAATTCGCGCATAAGGGGGTGTAGATTATCCTTCGTTTTCATATAGGTCCTCTTCGGTGTAGGTGGCCGCTGGCGCCGTGTTTAGGTTTTCATAAAAGCCCGTGAGGGTGTTCCCAGTGCCATAGGGCGCGCCCTTGGCCGAAGGGAATCGGCTTGCGGTACTGTTTAAACCGTAGTACATGGCCACATAATCGGCCGTGCTCATGCCGTCCCAATAATCGGGAAACCGGCGCAATTCGGCGCCCTTGCTTTTTACGGTCCTATGCTTGCCGGTGCATTTGGCGTGCTCATTCATTACCGCGCCGGCGTGGTCGTCGTTGACAATATAAATTGTCCGTCCTAGTCTCATTTTTAGCATATTATGTGTCCCAGTCCTCAGTTGATAATTTAATATTACAAAAATCTTGGTGCTCAGTGTTGACATGCTTACGCATAAGGGCGCAAATGGCCTCGATCAATTTTCGGTCGACCATGTCTTTAATTGTGAGAGTCGCGAACGGTTCCGCGTCGATGCCCTCCGGTGAAAACGCGTTACCCCGGTGAAACGTCACAATGGTTTTGTCGTAATGGGTCATATTTTTTTGATCCTATAGTCCGAAGGGTTAAAATCGGCCATGTGGCCATGCTTTACCGCGAAGGCCATGCTGCGCAAATGGTCCGCCAATTCGGCCGCCGCCGCGTCGCGTGTGTCGAATTGATCCCCGGTGTTTTCCCAGCCGTGTAGCATGCGGGTTTGTATTTCATAGGTCATTTGGTTCCTTTTTAAATCGTGCAACATCCGCAGCATGGCGCATCTTCGCACCGGCCGCGCGCGTTACGTATAAAATGACTGGCGCCATGCTCGCCGTAGAAAATGACGCGGGTGTCGCCCGGCTCTTCTAACCATGCGCGCCGCGTGATAGTGTCGAATTTAATATCATCGCCGGGGTTTATCCGGGCGCCGGACCGGCTGCAATGGCCGGGGAATTTTGCTCTCATGCTTTTTATCATGCTGCAACCCCTATTGATATAACCCGGCGCTTGTGGCCGACGGCATGGTCCGCTATCACAATATCGCGCGCTTGCTTGCTTGTACCGGCGCAGAGTAAGCATGACGCGCACGTCGCGCGCTTGCCACCTTCGGCGCTGGCCGGGCATGTTGTCTCGCTTGCTTGCTTGTCAACGCCGATTGAAACCCTGAAAACCCGCATGCCGTACAAATTGGCCTGCGCTGCGTCGTCGATGCTATCGGCGCTGGCCATCAATAGTGGACCCCATGCAGCATGATCAAAATTTGGGTTTTTCCATGCATGCGAATAACCCGAATGACCGGCCACAAATTTTACAAGCGCTTGCCAGTATTCCACCGGCGCCGCGAACGGGTCCCCATAGGTTCCGATTCTCAAGAGTAAACCGGCGATGACGCGCGCGATTGTGTCGGCGCTGGCGCGCTCGTACCGGCCGCGCTTGTATGCGTCGTAAACCGCCCGGACCGATCGGCCGACGTTCACGTAGCATGGGGGCTCGTCACTTTGGCCGGTTTTGATCAAATACGGCCGGTGGCCACAATCGCCGCAAATCGACACGTCGTCACCAGTCCGCAACGCTTCGGTCGGCGCGACGTCGGACCGGATAATAAATGTCTGGACCATGGCGCCGGTTTTCGCATTGTCGGACCCGTCAATCTTGTTCACAATGACAACGATCGGCGAGCCATCGATCATCGATGGGCCTTCGTACAAAATATAGCCTAGGGGTTTTTTCATATCATTTCACCAGTACGTCAAAATAAGCAAGGGCGCCGACAAGCAAAGCGCCGGCGATGATGGCCACGGCCAATAAATCTAATAATGCTTTTTTCATGTTGTTTTGCCTTTTAGTTAATGGCCGGCGCAAAGCCGGCCGGTTTAGTTAAGCGATAAATTCAGGGTGATTTGTGACGCCGAATGCCAGGGCATGGGCGCGCAGCGCTTCGGCGCTTTTGTTGCTGCGTGCGGCGCGAATGAGCGCCGATATAGCGCGCGCCACATAGTCCGGACCTAAGCCGGCTGCGCTGTATTTTGTGATGATTTGCAATTCGCGAATTTCAGATTTTGTCATTTTGTACCTTAGATTAGTTGAGTGTTTACCGGCGTTTTGTACCAGTGTAGCTATTGTAAAGAATTGTTTTACATCGTGTCAACACTTATTTGCAATGGCCTTCTAAACTGTAGGGCTTTGGGTCTTTTGGGTTATCAATTGGCCATGCTGGCGCGCCGATTGACCTAAGCGCCAGCCAGCGCAAATACTGGGATGCGGTATGCTTTGGGTCATTTGGGTCATGGTTTCCAATTAAGAAAATAAAAGATTTTGATATAAGGGTTAATACCTATAAAATCATGCACGGGTTGTCAACGCCGCTCCGGCCACCAATTTAAAAACGATGACCAAATGACCCAAATGACCCAAAGACCTAAATTCGACGCGCGCGCATGGCCCATGCTTTGGGTCACTTTGGCTATGCAAAATAAATGACCCAAATGACCCAATGGCCACCGGCCACCGGCGCCAGCTTGCAATTTAAAACCATGACCCAAATGACCCAAATGACCCAATGGCTGCGCGGCCGGTCCGCCGGCTGGCGCCATGGCCGGTGGCATGCGGCTGGGTGGCCCCGGGCAGGGCCGGCGGCAAAGGGCCGTCAGAAACGTACGGGTCGTGAACAATTTTTTTATCTACAAATTTTTTTTCTTGTAGAATCCAGACACGTGCAAAAAGCATGGAGAGCAAATGTTCTACTCGATTCCATTTACACCGCGCAAGGTCGAAGCAACAGAGTCGCGCTTGAAGGCGGTATATGACGCGGCCAAACTTGGCCTTAAGGGCGATACCTTGGCGCTTGCCGCTGGCATGCTGCCCACCGAATATCGACAACTTACGCAACTTGACCCCGTGGTTGAGATGGCTGCGCAAAAGGGCAAGGCAGATGGCGAGATAGAACTCTCCCGAGTCATGCACGCCGCCGCGCTAGAAGGCGACGCTAAGATGGCGTTAGAAATCCTCAAACATCAACACGGCTGGGTGGCCAAGCAGGCCATATCTGTCGAAGTGGATCAGCGCATCTCCATCACTGGCGCGCTGGCCGAGGCGACTAAGCGAGCGCTGACAGTAGAAGACGCCAACATAATCGAGCCAACAATTCATGCAATCGACCATATACAGCGCTGAAGACGAACAGGAACTCATGGCGCGGCTATGGGCGCCAGCGATCAAGGACAACCCGCTTGCGTTTGTAATGTTTGCGTTTCCTTGGGGTCAACCAGGCACACCGCTAGAGCATTTCAAAGGCCCACGCAAATGGCAACGTGAGGTCTTGCAAGAGATTACCGACCACATCCAAGCTAACAAAGGCAAGCTAGACTTCAATACCTTGAGACACGCCGTCAGTTCTGGCCGTGGTATTGGTAAATCGGCGTTAGTCTCATGGATCACAATTTGGATGCTCACAACCCGCATCGGCTCGACGACCATCATCTCGGCTAACAGTGAGTCTCAGCTACGCTCGGTCACATGGGCCGAGATTACCAAGTGGTTAGCGACTGCCATCAACAGCCATTGGTTTGAAGTCTCGGCGACAAGGGTCATGCCAGCCAAGTGGCTCACCGAATTGGTCGAGCGTGATCTTAAGAAAGGCACACGCTACTGGGGCGTGGAAGGGCGCTTGTGGTCAGCGGAAAATCCCGACGCCTATGCGGGTGTCCACAACTTCGACGGTGTGCTGGTTGTGTTTGACGAGGCGTCAGGTATTGAAGACAGCATATGGGCGGTGACAAGTGGATTCTTTACAGAAAACACGCCTAACCGTTTCTGGATGGCGTTCTCTAACCCACGGCGCAACACTGGGTATTTCTACGAAGCGTTTAACAGCAAACGGGAATTCTGGATAACCAAGGTGGTTGACGCCCGAACGGTCGAAGGCACGGACAAGCAGGTCTATCAGCAGATCATCGACGAATACGGCGCTGACTCTAGTCAGGCGCACGTCGAGGTGTACGGTCAGTTTCCCTCGGAAGGCGACGATCAGTTCATATCAGCCAACTTGGTAGATGAAGCAATGAAGCGGCCTAAGTATCAAGACCAAAGCGCGCCAATAGTGATCGGCGTAGACCCCGCCCGCTTTGGCGCGGATGCAACAGTCATCGCGGTTAGGCAAGGGCGGGACATTATTGCTATCCAGCGCCATCGGGGCGACGACACCATGACGGTGGTTGGCCATGTGATTGAGGCGATTGAGCAGTACAAGCCCACGCTAGTTGTGATCGACGAGGGCGGCCTTGGGGCGGGTATTGTTGACCGTTTGAAGGAGCAAAGGTACAAAATCAAAGGTGTCAACTTTGGCAATAAATCAACGAATCCAATCATGTATGGCAACAAAAGGGCCGAAATGTGGGGCAAAATGAAGGATTGGTTGAAAACTGCTTCAATCCCGCTTGACAGGTTTCTTAAAACTGATTTAATTTCGCCTATGATGAAGCCCGACTCTAAGGGTACTATTTTCTTGGAGTCGAAAAAGGACATGAAGGCACGCGGACTGGCCTCGCCAGACGCGGCAGACGCGATCTGCGTGACTTTTGCCTTTGCCGTGGCCCACCGTGAGGCGCGTGAACCCACGCAGCGCCGCATGTACAGTGACAGAAGCGTGGTCAACACATCTTGGATGGGGTCGTAATGGCTAAAAAGTCAGTATCACTGTCAGTCGGACGCGGCGAAAAGTTGCCGGTGTCTAAGGGTGCTGGCCTGACAGCCAAAGGGCGTGAGAAGTACAACGCTGCCACTGGTTCTAACTTGAAGGCGCCAGCGCCTAACCCCAAGACTAAAGCAGACCAAGGCCGCAAAGATTCATTTTGTGCAAGGATGGGCGCAGTAGCGGCCAACGCCAAGGATGGCGAACGCGCTAAAGCAGCTCTTAAACGATGGAAGTGTTGATATGGCGACTAAACCCGGACTCTATGCAAATATTCATGCAAAACAGGCTCGCATAGCTGCTGGCAGCAAAGAGAAAATGCGCCAGCCTGGTGCCAAAGGCGCACCGACAGCCAAGGACTTCAAAGACTCGGCCAAGACAGCCAAGAAGAAGTAATCATGCCACTTGTCAAATCCAAATCACCCGAAGCCTTCCGCAAGAACGTCAAAGCTGAAGTCAAAGCTGGCAAACCAGTCAAGCAGGCCGTGGCAATTGCCTATGCTGTCAAAAGAGCCGCACCGGCCAAGAAGAAATGAAAGCACTGCAAAACTGCATCATCATTGAGCGCGATGTGGACAAGCACCCCTTGTTTGTGCTGCCTCAGACTGAGAAGCTAGGTACTGGCATTGCTGTTGCGATTGGCCCAAAATGCCTAGACATCAAAGTTGGTGACCATGTATACTTCGATGTAGGGCAAGAATTCAAACAAGATGGCAAAGACTATGTCATCATGCGTGAGCCTCATATTTTAGGGGTTTTGGAATGAATGATCCTACTGGTATTGTTGCAGCGGCTAACGTAGCGGCTGGCGGTAAGCCTAAAAAGAGCGATTCAGATATATTGACGACCGCCCGTTCGCGGTTGGACATGGCCGTCTCCGCTTTGGCTGAAAGCCGCGAAGACGAAATTGACGATCTGCGCTTTTATGCTGGATCTCCCGACAATCATTGGCAGTGGCCTGCTGACGTTTTGGCCACTCGCGGCGCGGTGCAAGGTCAGACTATTAACGCCCGCCCAACACTAACAATTAACAAGCTGCCGCAACACGTTCGTCAAGTAACGAATGACATGCGTCAGAACCGCCCAGGCGCACGGGTCATCCCAGTCGATGACGACGCTGACGTGGAAGTGGCAGACATTTTTAACGGCATGATTCGCCACATTGAGTACATGAGCGATGCTGATGTTGCCTATGACACGGCGTGTGAGAATCAAGTTGCCTACGGCGAGGGTTACATCACCCTGATGACCGAGTATTGTGATGAGAACACATTCGATCAGGACATCAAGATTGGCCGTGTGCGTAACTCCTTCTCGGTCTACATGGATCCTCTGATCCAAGACCCAACGGGCGCAGATGCAACGTATTGCTTTATCACCGAAGACCTAACCAAAGCAGAATATGAACGTCAGTATCCTGATGCTGCGCCTATTTCTACGCTCCAGTCCCTTGGTGTGGGTGACCAGTCAATCAGCAATTGGCTAAATGAAGACACAGTGCGCATTGCCGGTTATTACTACATTGAATACGACACAACCAAGCTGAATTTGTACCCCGGCAACCAGTCGGCCTTTGAAGGCACGCCTGAAGACAAGATGCTCAAGGACATGTTTGGCAAAGCCATCAAGTCGCGC